AGTTCCTCTTTAAGTTGTTTTATTTCTTTTTCAAATGGTTCTTTATAAGTTTTTAAAGCTTGTTCAAATCCTTTATTTTTATAATAAAAAGTTTCATTACTACTACCTAGCTTAAAAGTAATAGGTGATAAATCTTCATTAGGTTTTAATGTATTTAAAGTATCTAATTTACCTTCAAGCTCCTTAATCCTATCTTCTTTTTGCTTCTTAAACTCTTCTAAAGTAGTATGACCTTCTACTTTACTTGCAGTATTACCAGTAGGAAATAATACTTTCTCATAACCTTTCTTAGCACTATCTTGTATAATAGATTTAACAAAGAATGTAACCCAATTAGAGTCTTTGTTTAGAAGTTGTAGGAATTGATTCTCCTTATTAGATTTATTTTGAGTTAATACTTCCTGTTTTAAACTATTAAATTTATTAGATACAATATCTTTTAGTCCTTGTGGTATTTCTTCTTGTGTTAGCCAATCTTGTTTTGGATTTTCATAATGCACTTGTCCTTCAAGAGTTTTATAAATAACAACTCTTTGCATACCCCCCATAGTTCCAACTTTATATTCCTTGCCTTCATAAGTAACATTAAAATTTCTATCTCCTGGAGTATGTTTATAATTATCTACTAAAAATTCTTTATCTCTACCTTTCTGAAATAAATCAGATTGTACTTCTAGTACATGTACCTCTCCTGTTTTTTTATTATACCAAGCTCTAAACCAACCTATATCATTATCTTGTGCAAATTGAGCATGACCTTTAATAGAAGGTTTAATTAATGGTGTAGTTATTCTTTGTTCTTTATATTCCCAATCAGGATTATTTTTATAAAAATCTTCATTAACTGTTATATTAGAATAATATTGAGTATTTTCTTGCTTATTATTTCTAGCAATATAATTTAATGCCTCCTCCTCTGTTGTAAAATCAATAGCCCATGTACCAGTATCTACACGCCAAGTATTAGGAAATTCACTATCCAATAATTGATATGGTTTACCAAAAGTTTGAGAAGACTTCTTTTTTGTTGCAGTATTAATCTCAACAGTATAACTATAATTACTAGCTAATTCTAAAGCTAACTGTTCTCTATCTGTAATATTTAAATTTAATAATAATTCTTTTTGTTCTTTAGGTATTTTAAGTTCTGTTAATATTTTATCTAAAGTCCAATTATTCTTTTTACCTTTTTCAAATATTTGTTTAGCATTATCTGATTGTAAAATATCTACAGCTTTTAATATATAATCAACTTCATTTAAATTTCCTTGTTTAAATTTAGCAGTGTTAGTTGTAGGTTTATTTAACCATTGTTCAAATTCCTCTTTATTAATACCTAATTCTTTTCCAAATTTATCATAAGCTTCTGTTAATACTACTTTTTGTTGTTCAGGAGTTAGATAAACATTAAACAAAACGTGAAACGCTTCATGTTTCTGAAACTTAATTCCAGCATTTTCATTTAAAAATAATACTGCATCATGAAATGCTCCCCATACTGTACCAGTATTAGCTCCAAATATTTCAGCTAACTTATTTAATTCTTTATTTGAAACTACAATACCAAGATTAGCAAATCTATCTTTAATATAAGATAAGTCTTTAGTTTTTTGTTCTTTTTCAGAACTCTCTGTTACTTTGAACTTAACAGGTTTCGCTCTAGAATTAACTCTGGTACCAGAATCTATTTGTGTATTTGATAAACTTTCTATATCATTATCAAATACTAACTGATTATCCTGTGTTGAATTTACATCAAGATCTGTTAATAATACATCTGGGTTATCGTTTATGAAATCTTTAGCATTATCATGTGGCACATTAATTCTATGATCTTCTATCAACTCAACTAATTCTTCTGCACTTAATCCTTTATATGTTTTACCATCTTTTTTAGTAAGAAAACCTTTTGGTTTACCCGGAGATGATTCAAAGAAATATGTAAATACTGGACCAACACCTTTTCTTGGATTAGTCATACCAGCCTTTATACCTTTACTAACATTTACAGAATCAAATTTAGAATCTGGTGTTCTAAGTCTTACAATCTTTGTAACATCTTTCCAAGCCTCTTTAGATGTTTCTTTAGCAGATTTTTCATCTTTTTGAGCTTCTACATTTTTTAATATATTTAATATATTCTGTCTAAATCTAGGAACTTCGGAAACTTTTTTAGTTTCTAATTCT